CCTTAATTTTAACAGAATTTGAAGCAGATATAGGAAACGGGACAGATCTCCAATACATCATCAATCATGGTTTGAATGATGACAATATATTAATTCAACTATATGATAATGCGTCTGATGATATGGTATTTGCCCAGGTTAAAAGTGACACATTGAACTCGGCCAGGGTCACTTTTACAAATCCTATATCGTCAAATGCGGTTAAGGTTTTAATATTTAACGGTACCTCTAAATATGTAAAAGTTTTAACAGGTAGCGGTCATGAGTCTGAATACATCATAAATCACAACCTAAGAGATGAAAATGTCATGATACAAGCATATCATGAAACCACTGATGCTCAGGTTTTTGTTGTGACCAGGAGTAATGGGCCAAATTCATCTATCATTACTTTAAATACAGAGTCAAATTCTTCTATTAGAGTAGTAGTATTGGCAGGAGTTGCACGTTTAAGGCATATTTCTTTTGTAGGAGGTAGTGTTCAAAAAGAATATACCATCACTCATAATCTAAGTTCTGATGATGTATTGGTACAGGTAATGGATGCCGATACGCTAGAAGTAGTGTATCCAGAAATCAGCAATGTTTCACTTACACAGACCATTATTTCTTTTGACCCCGCACCATCTTCAAAACTTTACAAGGTTATTATAATGAAAGGAGATGAAACCAATCCTACTTTGTTATCAGGTGCTTGGGATTTTGATTTAAATTCTTACCGCAAAGTAGTTGATGTATATTCTTTTTCTGAAGGTAATAATAGTGGAATAAATGCTCTTTTTACCATAGAACACACGATAGCCCAGCAAGCTTATTTTGGACACTTACTAGGTAATGTTGGGTATGACTTAATTACATGGCAGGCTTTGAAGGGCTGGTTAGATCTAAGAGAGAAGGTTCTCGGATTAATGCCATATCTTAGATTTAATCCGGATACTCAAATGTTAAAAATAGTCCCAGAACCCACTAGTGGTTCTGTATATTATGGTTTAATAGGATGTAAGGTACAAAAACCCATCAAAGATATAGTGTGTCAGTTGTGGATTTATAGATATGTGTTAGCTCTAGCAAAGATTACTATAGGACACGTAAGAGGAAAATATACTGGCACTAATCTATTCGGTGGTCAGCAAGTCAACTACGCAGACATGATGTCTCAGGGCCTCGCGGAAAAGGATAAATTGGAAACAGAAATTATAAGTGATTTAATAGACAGAGACCCTATTAAATTTTTCATAGGGTAATGGCCAAAGATCCTAGATATCACCAAGGGACCTATAGACCGGTTCATTTAGAAAAATATATAGGAAAAAAATTTCCTTATTATAGATCTGGATTAGAGTTAAAGGTTTTTAGGATGTTAGATTTTAACGAGAATGTTAAAAAATGGGGTTCAGAGTCTGCGGTCATACCCTATATAAACCCGGTTGACAAGAAGCCTCATCGTTATTTTGTGGATTTTGTTATTTTACTTAAAGATAAAAACAACAATGATGTAAGATTATTGATAGAAATCAAACCATTTACACAAACTCTGCCTCCGAAAAAATCTTTAAAAAAAAAGGAATCTACCATAATTTATGAAAACTATCAATATCAAGTCAACTTAGCAAAATGGGAGGCTGCTAGAAATTGGGCGATTAAAAAAGGGTTTATATTTTTAGTATTAACAGAAAGAGATTTATTTTCAACTTTACCCCTATCTAAAGTATAAATAATAAATAAATAAAAAGTATGAGAAATAATATTTACCGTTTACTTGTAGAGGAACCTACATATGAAGTAAAATATTTGATAGACGAAAAAAATAGAACCGCACCCTCGGATATGTATATGAAGGGTCCTTTTTTAATGGCCAACGAGGCTAATAAAAATAAAAGAGTTTATCCTCTAGAGGAGATGGTAAGAGAGGTGGGCAGATATACCACAGAGATGATTCAAACTAATAGAGCAACTGGTGAATTGAATCATCCCCAAACCCCCGACATAGATCTTGGTCGCATATGTCACATGGTGGTAGAGTTGAGGCAAAATAATAATATTTTCGAGGGCAAATCGAAAATATTATCCACTCCTATGGGACAGGTGGTCAGGTCACTTATGTTAGATGGAGTACGTCTCGGAGTATCTAGTAGAGCTCTTGGTAGGTTAGATCCAGACGGAGGTGGAGTAAATAGAGTATCAGATTTTAAGTTGGTTGCTGTAGATGTTGTGGCAGATCCTTCCGTCCCTTCCGCGTTTGTAAATGGGATTTTAGAATCTAAACAATGGGTGTTAAATGAACACGGTGAATTCTCTCCTCTATATGATAAGTTTGAACAGAGTATTAAAAAATTACCCTCCAAGGAACGTGATTTTTACTTAAGGGAACAAGTTATTAAATTTATTAATGAGTTAAAAAAGATTTCGTAACTTTTAAGGATAAATAGATACATGAAAAATAAAGCTCTAATTTCTAAATTTATTACACAATTGTGTGAGAAGCAATATGCTTACGCTAATAGCACATTGGCTACTATTTTAGAAAATAAATTAAAACAAAAGATCAAAGCTACTCAAGAAAAATTAGAACCATCAAATTCCAAAACACCAGCAAAGGGTAAAAAAACCCTCCCAGGAAAGATGAAAGATAAAAAAAGAATTAAAATGGGAGCCAAAAAGAATAAATAAAATAAATAATCATGAATATTTCTGCAATTCTTTCTAATTTAGAAAATGGTGTGTTGAGTGAGGATTCTGCAAATGCCATAGCAAGTGCATTTGAGACTGCTGTTAATGAAAAGGTCAATGATAGAATCTCTTTAGAAATCGAGAAGGCTCTTAACGAACAGGATGAAGATCATGCCTTGAAGTTAAAAAATTTAATCGAAGCTATAGACAAAGATCATACCGGAAAATTAAATCAAGTGGTATCTGCCATAAATGAAAATCACACAGAGAAGCTGGTTAAAGTGGTTAACCATTATCGTTCTGTATTGAATGAAAAGGCTGAAAAATTCAGTAATAAGGTAGTTCAGGAAATGTCTAATTATTTAGATCTGTATTTAGATAAAATTATTCCACAGGAACAGCTCACTGAAGCAGTTGCTAATACACATGCAATAAATCAATTAGCCCAAGTTCGTAAAATAGTAGGATTTAATCCATCTGCAGTTAATGATGATATCAAAAACGTTGTTATTAATTCCAAGTTAGCCATAGAAAATTTACAAGAACAGCTCAATAGATCCTATAGAGAAAATATAGAATTGAACCAATCTATTAATAACATTAAATCTTCTTTGATGTTAGAGCAAAAGACAAAAAGCATGACTCCTAGTAAAAGAGGTTTTATAACTAAAATATTAAGTGATAAAACTCCTTCCTACATAGAAGAAAATTTCAAGTATGTAACAGACATGTTTGAATCGGATCAAAGATCGTCTAGGAATTCTGTAATAGAAGAAGCAACTGCTACTAGTGTCACAAAAGGAGTTGTGGTACCTAAACCAACTGCAGTTCAGACACCAAACCAATTTTTAAACCCCGTCGACAACTATCTCAGTGCCTTAAATGAGATAGACAGACGTAGATAATTTATATGGAGAAGGCATTCCGTTTTCTCGAACTCGTAAAATAGAAAGAACAAATCGCATGAATAATGTTAAACCCGCACCCGGATATATAGACAAAAGTAGAGCAAATGCTCTTCTCGAAAAGTGGGCTCCTATGTTGGATTTTTCCAGCAGCAAGGTAGCTCCTATTGAGAATGAACATGACAGATTAACTACAGCTATGCTGATGGAAAACCAAGAACAATGGTGTCTCAACGAAGCAGGTAACTCCGCAGGGAGTGTCTTCGCAGGCTCATTTGGCTCTAATGGTCTCTCCAATTCAGATTCATATGCTGCTGGTGACTCTCGTTTGCCTAAAATTCTTATTCCAATGATTCGCCGTACCTTTCCAGAGTTGATTACCAATGAAATCGTTGGTGTTCAGCCCATGGGTGGCCCGGTTGGATTAGCTTTTGCATTGCGTTACAAGTACGAACAAACCGCCTTAGGCCAAGGTGGACTAGATTCCTCAGCAGTAGGATCTGGAGCCACAGTTGGTGTCTATGGTGGTGTTGGTGATGCTTCTAATACCACTGGTTTCAGCCGCACAGCCGGCATTGGAGCCAACAAGGAATTAGGATATCAAAATCTTGATACAAGATTTACAGGTACCTCAGCAGCCTGGCTCTCTGGCGGTGGTGGATTCACCATGGCCGCAGAAGACAGAGGTGTTGCAGCTATCTTGTCCTCGTTTGAACTTACAAACAATATTCCTCAAATCTCCATTGAGTTTGCTAAAACAGCAGTCGAAGCAGGCACAAGACGTTTAGCTGGCCGTTGGTCAATTGAATTGGAACAAGATTTGAAGAACATGAACGGTCTTGATATCGACAACGAGTTGACAAACGCCATGAGTTATGAAATTCAGGCAGAAATCGACCGTGAAATGATAGCAAGAATGCTTCAAATTTGTATTAACGCAGGAGCAGGTCCCGGATATAGTACTTGGTACGCAGCTTCAGCAGATGCTCGTTGGTTAGGAGAACGTAATCGTGACTTCTACAGCAAGATCATCGTTGAATCAAACAGAATTGCTATTCGTAACCGCAGAGGAAGTGCCAATTTCATAATTGCAACTCCTCGTGTCTGTGCTATTTTGGAAATGCTTCCTGAGTTTCAATGGATGCCTGTAAACGGTAACATCAACACCCAACCAACCGGTATCGGTAAGGTTGGTACACTTGGTGGCCGCTTCACAGTTTATCGTGATACTCGTACAGAAGC